ATGTATAACGGATTGGATTGGGAAGTTGCAAAGTATGGTCAATTATTCGACCGTACTGACCTTGAAAATAAAAATTATGGTGTTGTAACAACCAAGATTTACAAGTATCAAGAAAAATTTTATGTAGAGGTTTGGCAAAACGGAATAAGATTGATATTTATTGAATTAATTGATTAAAGGAGGTTAAAAAATGGCTAAAACTGAAAGGTTATTTATAAGAATTGCTCCGGAATTAAAAAAGCAGTTGCAGGAGATGGCGAAAGCTGAAAATAGAAATTTAAGCAATTTCATAGAAAGTATATTGATTAAGAAAATCGAAGAAAAAAGTCAAGAGTAAAATCTTGACTTTCTTTTCTTTCAGGAATAAAAAAAAAGTATGTGTTTCGAGGTTTTAAATAAAAAAAAAAGGCAGGCGTCTTTTTGCCTGCCTTTTTCTCCCTAATAATCGGCAAGCCGATACGAGTTAATTGACGTTCTATTTTTAGCTTGACTTGTAAAATTAAGTTTTTCTGTATAGTGTGATACCCTTTAGGTGTAGTTATGGAAAAAATAAAAATGATACCGCGGACGAGAAATAAAGAAAACCAATGAATGTACAATGCGTGCTTTAGAAGTAAAAAAAAAGATTTTAATATTTCAAAAAAAGTAAAATGTTTTCGGCGTGATTAGTTGGCACGCTTTGTGCAATACTTGACATAGTATCATTATTTAGTCACTTTGCGTGATTCGTTGGTTAAAAAAAGTAATTAAATATAAATATATGATTTATAAAAGCTAATAAAAGGAATAGGATTGCGTTTGTTTTTAATCTTATTTCTTTTATTTATTTACGTTTAGTTATATTTAGTGTGTTATATTGATTATGTATATAAATTATGGTAATATTAAAAAAAAATGTCAAATTTAAACATATTAGGATAAAATATAAAATGCAATTATTTGGTGATTTAAACGTCTATTATTATCCAAACAAAAAAGAAAATCCATATAAAATTGTTATGCACAAAAAACGATTTAATGCAGAAGAAATAATATTTGAAAATAACAATAATGAAAGAGCGTTTATTGATAATGAAGAAAAATTGATGAATAATATAATTAGAGCAAAAACTAAAATTAGAGATTATGCCTATTGCAATAATTGGGAATACTTTGTAACATTCACTTTCAGTGATTCAAATATTGACAGATACGATTTAAAGGAAATCAAAAAAAGAATAAGTATTTTTTTTAATAACTATAAAAAAAGGAAAAACAATGATTTTAAATATTTATTAATTCCAGAATTCCATAAAGATGGTGCTGTCCATTTTCATGGGTTGGTATCAGGAATAAATAATAATGATTTGCATTTATTTAAATTGAATGAAAAATTACCGCAATACATATATTCGCAATTAAAAGAAGGAAATCAAATATATGATTTTACAGAATTTTCTAAGAGATTTGGCTATACTGTTGTTGAAACTATAAGAAATAAACAAGCTTCAGCGAATTATATAACTAAATATATAACTAAAGATTTATTATCGCTACCGCTTGGGACATGCTGTTATCTTAATTCAAAAGGATTGAAATTACCGGAATTAATACTTCAAGATTATGGTGGTATTGTACCAAAGAATGAAAAAATATATGAAAATGAATACGTATGTATTTTATGGGTGCAAGATATTGATAAATACTTAAGCATAATGATGGGGGCATAAAATTTTCTAAAAAATAATTCTTGACAAATATTGCTAAAAGTAATATTATAGTCATAGAAATTTAAAATGGTTTTAAAAGCAAAATTCATTATAGTATAGAGCATTATAACAGAAATTCATATATTTATCAATATGCTTATTTTAACGGTCTGTAAAAGGATAAAAAATAGGAGATTATTATGAATGGTTATGATTTAAGAGATATTCTAGATTTAAAATGTGAAACTTGTTTAAATGATGAAAACTGTAAAATAAAAGACGGTTTAATTTTAGTTTCTAACAATTTTAAGCAAAATGCAGTAAATAATGATTATTTAAAAATAATCAATTACTGCTTATTTTTTAGAAAAAAATAAAATAAAAAGGAGATTTAAAAATGAAACAAAATGTATTAGTTATTTTCGCTCGTGGCTACAGAATGGAAAATGAAGATAAGAGTATCAATGAAGGTGTATCAATTAATTATCTTCTTACTGATGACTTATCGCCAGTAGGAGATAAGGTTGAAAGAGGAATTCGTTTTTCTAAAGGTTCTTTACCGCTTGAAAAAGCAAGGTCAATTAATAAAGTTCCCGGTTTGTATGAAGCAACTTTTACGGTGAAAGCTGATTCTAAAGGTGCAGTAACGCTGAAGTTAACTGACATTGATTTCATTTCTGAAATTAAAGTTGAATATCCCGATATGGAAAAAGAAATAAAAAAAGTAGTGTAGATAATTATATTGATATGCGAGCCGCGGTTAAAGCGGTTTCGCTTTTCGATTAAGCGTGATGATGTGGACATAGAAAATCATGTTGTATTTTATTGGTTTTATGCATTTGTAATAGCAATAATAATGTATTGCGTAGGAGATTAATATGTATATAATGCCAGATAGTTCAATAATAATATCTGTAGTAATTTACTATATATTATTTTTAATAATATTTACGCTTTTTATAACATCAATAATTTATTATATCATACAAAATAAAAGAAATTATTGAGGTGAATATGAAAAAAATAAAAAAAATCATAGCAATAATTTTAATAATTCAAATGATATTGATAAGTCCATTGTCAGTATATTTTGGTGTCAAAAATAATGTTTATGCAGAACCTTTTGTGCTAACAGGGTTATCAATGAAATTTATTGCAACTGTATGTGCATCTTTAGGAATATTAGCATTTATAACTGAAAATATGGACTTTGAAGATTTCTATAATGGATTTATAGAATTTGTGGAAGATGTAAAAGGTGTTCTTGATTTTCAACAAGATTTGATATCTACAATAGTTAATGCAATTATAACTTCAACAAAAATAGAAATATTAACTATTGTTGAATATATAAAAGAATATTTTAATTCAATCGTAGAGGAATTGGTACCTGAACCTGATATAGTAGAAACATATCCGGGTGTAAAGGCAATTCATAACCGTAATTATGAAGGTCAATTAGATTTAATTGAAACAAATTATATTGAAGTTGAAATAGGAAATGGATATGTTTTAAATTATCGTTTGGATTATCAAACTGGCATTAAATTTAAATTTTTAGCTAACGTACAATATAATGGAACAACAGTAGATGGTTATAGTATTAATAAATGGCTAACAGATTATCCATTAGGAGATAAAAGAACAGATGACGCAAAATTTATGTCAAAAATACAATTTTCAGATGAAAGTATAATATTTGATTGGATATTAGTAAATTATAAGACAAATCAAATGTTTGAAGGAAATATAACAGAGGAAATAGAACCATTAATAGGACTTTCAGATATACCAGAATTGTCAACAGGAGATGAAGTGACAATTCCTAAAATACAATCAACACCTATTAGTTTGGCTTTGCCTTGGGATTTGGATATTGATACGGAAGACGTATTAGGATTAGATGAAGATTCATTTTTGGAAATGATAAATAATGAATCTTTAGAAAATTATTTAGATAGATTGTTAGATTTGCCTAAATCGGTAACAGATTCAATTTATCCGCCAGATATAACTATTGAAGATGGTGAAATATCAGGCGTTGAAGGAACAACATGGGATGATGTATTAGTTGAAGGAAAAGAACATACTACATTATTGGAAAGAATAGCAGATAGAATTGACATAATTTCTACTGATATTAAAAAATTTTTTAATCCTGATACTACACCTGATGATGATAATGGTATTGATTGGGGTAATTTTAAAAATTTCTTTGATATATTTTGGATTTTCTATTATTTAATTATAATAGCAATATTGCTATTAGTTAAATTTTTAGCTGTTGTAATGGATATATTAAGTATTCCAGCAAATACTGCATTGTTTGATTCATACCCGACTATACTGCAAGGTATAAATTATATAAAGGGTTTGAAAGTAGGCGGTTTTAATATAACATTACAACAAATATTTGAATATATGTTTATGGTGTTCTTCTTTATATATATAGTTACAACACTACAAAAGTTATATCATGTATTTACAGGTGTTGAAAGACAAGAGTTGCGACATAATCAAAGAGATATTCAAATTGATAAAACATCATTTTCAAATGAAATTCCATCAAATATTTATAATAAAAAAATTTACGATAACATAATAATGAGAGATCCAAAAGGACCTGACGAAGAGTATATGAATTTATCAGATGAAGAAAAATTCGGAAGGGACGGTTGATAAAAATGACTTTTAATTTTTTAGACCTATTCAATATGTTTTTAAATGCGATTGGAGACATAATAGCTAATTTTAGTTTGGTAAGAGCACAGTTGGAATTAGCTTTAGCAAATATCAATACATTTGATTTCACAGGTATTATAACTCCCTACGTTGGAACTATAAGGTATGTATGCGGTGAATTGATATTTAACGTAACAATAAGAACAATTCAAATAGCAATATTTATTGGAATTGCAAAAGCGGGTTATCAATTAGTTCATATGCTGACAAGTTCAGCATTGATAGAAAAACCTATGAAAATATTAAAAAATTTTATAGGTTTATAGTTTAAAATTTATGAAAAGGAGATGGTGATATGCTAAAAAAGTTAAGTAAAAAAGCAAGGGTTTTTATAACTGCTATGGTGCTTTCGGTTGCAACAATGGTTCCTGCGTATGCAACCGGAAGCGGAAGCACTGAAGATACTTTAACTTTTAATTTCGATCCCTCTGAAATGTTCAGTTGGACGAATACTATGCTTTCGGCATTAATGCCAGTACTTTACATAACACTAGGCATAAGCTTGGCATTCATTATCATAAATGCTCTGAAATACGCATTTAGATAATAAAATTAAAAGTATAGGGGGGCGTGAGCTCCCCACTACTTAAAGAGGTGAGATATGGAAACTATTGTGGTTACAATGTCAGGAATAACAGCAGATGGAATAATTCAAAATGATATAAATATCTTAATGCTATTTGTTATAGCATTTCAAATTTTACAAATATTTTTATTGGTGAGGATTGCTCAAAATGGAAAATAGTTTAAATATCAATGTAATAATTGCGGTAGCGTGTGGTATATACGCTTCATTTAATCTTTATTTTATGTTGGAAAAGTTCAGAATAAAGGAATGATAAAATGAATGTTATTTTAGAATTTATATTTTATTTAACAATTTCAATATGCTTTACAGACGTAGTTTTCTATGTAATAAGAAAAATGCTTTCTTTTAGTGAATCACTTATTAATACAAAATTTAACTTTGGTAAAGTAAATATGAAGAAAATAAAGAGGTAAATAGAATGTTTATTGTTATTAATGAAGATAAAGTTAAAATTGGTAGAACGTTAAAGTCTATAAATAAAAAATTAAAAACTTCATTTAAAAAGGATGAATTTAAAAAATATAATTCTGATTATGTATTAAATGTAAGTAATGAGGACCTTGACTTTAAAAGGGATAGTAACGAATTGAATCGAGTTTTTGTAAGTAAATTGTATAAAAAAGATATACATAATTTAATAAATTATGGTTTTTTTACAATTACAATAATATTGATGTTAATTATATTAACATCTGTATCGTCAACAAGTGAAACATTGTCTATGTTGCTTCAGCAACTTGAAATGGTGGTGATAAAATGAAATTACTTTTATTGATATTATTAAACATAATAGCTATAACATACGTAATTGATATATTGAATAAGAAAAAAAGTAATGACGAGGTAAATATTGATGATGATTGATTTTGATAAAGAGTTTAATGAATTTATAACAAATGGGAATAATTCTGATCCTATAACATCAATATATTCTTTGTTTCCTAATTTGAATGATGAGCAAATACAAATATATTTACAGCTTGAATTTATGGCAAATAAATATCAATTAGACGGTATTAAGGCTTTTTTAAATACGTACTTGAGGCATAAAAAAGCAAATAAAAATATGACGTTTTCAAATATGTTATCTTTCAGAAAAACATTAGAATCTTATAGTTTGGCAGAACACTTAAAAGGTGTTAAAATTGCGTCTCAAAATATGCAAAGTGAAGAAAGATAATATATTATGATAGTAAGAATAAATATTGATTTGGAGATGAAAAATGAATTGTCCAATATGTAAAAAACAAATGGTAGAAAGTAATTATACAGCTGTTTATGATGATGGAATTTTTTATCAAGAATATTTCTGTTTTAATTGTTACAAGTTGTTTGAATGTTCTTCGCAAAGTGGAGATATGATTGAAGAATATCTTGATTTAATAGGAGAAATAGGATAATGTCGGGAAGTATATGTTTATTTAGTGGTTTACAACGTTCCGGGAAAACATTTCTTGCCGGATTGATTGCGACAGAATATAATAAAAAATATGATATTCCAGTTTATACGAATATGGAAATGCCTGATTTCAATGTAATAGAAAGACTGTCGGAAGTACCGATTGATAAAAAACCTAAAATATTGTTATTAGATGAATTGCATTTTTATCTAAACAGTAGGAACTTTAAAAATCAAGCAGATTTTATATATTTCTTAAATACAATATGCAAAAGGAATATATTGCTGTTAGGTACTTGTATTCATCCCGATATGATTGACAAAAATTTAAGAATACAAATTAGTTACTTTGTATTATGCAAAGCTGATTCGCAAATGCTGCACTATAAATTTTATGATGTGCAGAATTTAACTGAAAAATTAATCAGTTTAAAAAAAGACAGGTATTTATTTGAAAAAGTATCTTATGATACTTTAGAAATACCTAATATGTTTAAATTTGACATTGACAACTATATAAGATTAAATGAAAATAAAAAGCATTTTACATTTAATTGAGGACGAGGTTAGGTTTTGGCGCTTCAGCGAATTGGCGAACAATTAAAAAAA